GCCCCTTGCCCCACAATCCCAGTTCTAAAAGCATCTGCACAATGAGATGCGTATGAGTGTAGGGGTTTATTCCTAAAACATTGATTATGTTCATCCCATTTTTTTTGATAGGCTTTTAAATACTCAACAGCTTTTTGACATTTATTTTTATCAAACCAACAATTAGGTAACGATTGCCTGACCGCTTCAATACCATCTTCTATAGATAGCTTGGGTGCTATTTCGCCAATAATACCCAACTCCGATAAACTCTCTAGTCTTGTTTTCCCATAATTTCCTAACTCTCTTACTTTAACATCATGGGGTAAAATATGTTTAGTAACCTCATAACCCCTGTTTTGTATAATTTGAGCATAGTGATCTAAACCTTGACCGCTATTTTCATAATAATCAATTAATCTAATTTCGCCTTTGTACCTTTGCACAAACCATATAAAAGTAGAATCGTTCATACCAAGATCCCACCAAACCTCTGTGTCTAAATTATCATCATAAGGTATTTCGGAAATTTTTTTTTCTTTTTCTAATTGCTCTATGATACCACCATAATAAGAACCAGTTATTGCAGCTTGAAACGAACACTCAAATTCTTGTTCGTACAAATCTTGTGACATGACCTCTTTGGCTGCGTCTAACTCCTCTTGGTCTAATATCTTTGTTTCACTAGCTTTAAAAACGCAAGTGTACCAATCTTTTTTACTTTTGGCCGTTTTGTGAATTTCGTAAAAGTTATTTCTACCTTTTGGAGTACCAATAAATATGCACCACCCTTTTCGGTCTGCCAATGCTGGTCGCACTACTTCAGGAAATAAGGTTGGCTTTACATTTTGGTATTCATCACACACCACCCCATCTAAACTTAAACCTCTTAAAGCTTGTTCGTTTTCTGCACCGACAATAGTAATCCTACCGCCTGTAATAAAATCGCACCGCAATTCAGACTCATTAAATTTTGTGCCTGGAATTTTACCAGCAAAAGTTTTTAAATAATCCCATGCTGTTGCCTTACCTTGAATTCTATAAGGGCTTAAAAATATGTATCTAGGATTTGTAAGCTTGTTTGTTAAACAGGCCTTAATCATGTGGTTGATAGTTAATACTGTTTTACCAGCTCTCCTATGCAAGACCAAAACACTAAACCGATGCTTATCGATTTCTTTGTGCAAAAAATTTTGTAATTCTCTTGGCTTATATGGAATAACGACTTGTGGCATAAAAAAACAAAACCCCCCCCTAATGCAAAGTGCGATCTTGAGGTATATTTAATTTTTCGATGTTTAAATCTTCTATGAGCTGGTCACTAAAGCTGTAAGCTTCATGGCAATCCTCAAAGCCCCCAAAATGGACTAATACGGATTTACTGTTTTCCATTACATAAACAATTGCTGTGTGAAATTTATCTTTGGGCATTAATCTGCCTTTATCATTAAACTTTTTAAGTACTCTAATTCTTTGTCTGACATTGGATTCATTCCGCCAGTTGGCACATATTCTTTTGCCATCATTTTAGCTTCTGCTTCTGCCACAGATCCTGTCATTTTTTTCATAGCTGCTTTAGTTCTTTTTTCGTTATCTTCTAAAAGCTTTTTATTGCCGAACTTTTCATAAAATGTATTTGCCATAATGTGTTCCTTTATTTAATTGTTTGTAAGTCCCATTCTAATATTACTGTGGGTCAAATGAGTTTGGGGTGTGGGTCGCCTTAAAAACCCCCCTTTTCCTAGTATTTAATTAAAGATTCAATTCCTATTGGTAAACAATCAATAGGTGCAGCTGTTTATCCTTATAAAATTAATGTTTGCACTAACTATGCACTAACCAATTACTAACTAAACTGTAGGTTGTGAACATTTAGGCAACATCAACTACTATAACACTATCAATGCTATGTTTGTGCAAGACTCACAACAATATAAGCAATTACAATACTTATAGTTAAATTGAACCTAGCATTACTTCTGCCATTTAACCTGAATACTAGCATCTTTACCTAATAATGTTAGTGAATCAGATTGTTTTCCATAAACTTTTGGGCTTAATTTTTCTGACTTCCACTTATTTAAATCTAAATAAGCTTTAATTAAATGTGTTTGGCCTAGATCCGTCTTCTCCTTTAACTTACTATTAGCCAATGCTTCTTTAATAACTTCCTCTGAATCACTTAATAAATACTCAATGCCATCGCTTTTGGCTTGTGTGTATTGTTCCCTAACTTCAGGGTTTTTATTTAACCAAGTTCTAAAAGTTTCCCAACAAGGTCTATCTTCCTTTTTATTAACTGGGCTTAAACAAGAACGAATCGATCTACCTTGTGCAAGTTCAGCACAAATATCGTTAATAAGTTGTTTGCTGTACTTTGTTTTATTGGCCATAAATGTTGTAAATTCTGTGTATATTTTGGGTTGTATTTGGTTGCATATCAGTTATCATCTATTGTAGATTCGGTAACAATGGAGGAAATATGAAAGCTAAAAACTGGTGTGTTTTTGAAGTGTTTAAAAAGCTTGGCTATAAAAATGTCAAGCTATCAAGCACTTTCGGTAGCTTAAATAAGAAACCATATAATGTTTATGAGTTTCCTATACGAAAAGCTATTGAGTCTAAACTTAAAAAAAGATTTAATTAATTGTTAGGTTATTAGGGCTATTGAAAGGATATAAATGAAAAATAAGATAGCCCTAATAGATTCGATAACAACTATTCTACAAGATGTAGAATATCCATTATAGTTTTTTAATGCAGTAAAAAGTGCAACTTGTAAAGTCTTACTTAAAATAATTTATTCCATGCTTGTTAATAATAGAACAGACAGTTGATAATGCTAGTTTGTATTTGTGTGCAATTGTTGTATGACTCCAATGTAACCAACCCTCCCTTTTAATTTGTCTAAAGCTTTTGCGTCTTGGAAAGTTGCGTTTATATATTAGTAATCTATCTTCAGGTGTAGCTTTTAACATAGCAACAGCTACAAAGTCGTAAATAGCTATTTGCCTTGAAGTTGGTGTAATCTTAATAGGTTGTTTGTGATAATAGCTATGTTCATTAATATCAGGAACTATCTCAAGTATTTGATACATAGCCCCACATCGCCCATACTTAACTTTTGGTAAGTGTTTATCGACAAATGCAGCAATGCCTAAGTAATTATCTAAATCTTGTATTTTAACAGGGGTTTTAAGCTCAATCATTATCACCCTTAAAGAATTTTTTTAATTTTTTACTGTATTCTGCATCTTCATTAAGCTGTTCAGCTTTGGCAGCCCTAAACAACTTCAACATAGCTTTGTAAGCACCTCCAGCTGCATATTCATCTTTAGATGCTTTATCTTTTATTTGGTCATCCAGGTAATGCCCGAAACTCTCCGTAGATAACTGCTGCCTTTTTTGTTTTATTTGTTTTTGTAAATCGTAGCCTTTTCTATCTATTTTTCTTTTATGTACTGCTCTTGAATAAGGAAAGCTTGTTTTCTTTTGTAGTTTTTTAATAAACTGTTTATAATCTATAGTTACCAACTTATTATTTTTATTATCATCCATATTAGTTCTATTTAATATCTCTCTATACAGGTACATAGATGCACCCCCAACATTAACTTTTTGTACCTCCAGGATTTGTGAACTTTAACTTAACCACATTATTATCCACTAACTTATGCCTGACCCCTTTGCCTTTAACTTTTTTCATAGCTGTACTTAATGCTTTTCGTCTAGCAAGGTTTTTAGCAATAAACTGCTGCTTTAATTTTTTATCAAAAGTAAAAATGTTAGGCCGATTTTTTTGTGGCTGGAAATAGGCAAAGTAACCAAACATAACTAATCGATCCATACACTTAACAAGTGTGCGTTTACTTTTAATACCAGTTCTTTGCATTAAATATTTATGGCTTAATCTTATGCCATTGGGACTATGTTCAAATCTTTTACAAAGTATTACAATAAGCTTTTCATTAGCTGTAAGTAATTTATTGTCTAGCAAATCAACATTAACCTTTTCAAAAGTCCAACTCATATTTGTATTTTGTTACCCTCTTTTATTGTTTTAGTTGTTTTAAATTTATCAGTTTGATTACCCCACAAATCCCATCCAGGAGTTACAGTTCGGCTAAACATTTCTAATCTAGGCAAATCGCCACAAAGCTGCACAATTTTATCTCTAATACAATCAGGTTTGCGACTGTGTTCTCTTATAGGCTCATAGATTACTTGGTGTATATTTTTGGCTAATCTTTTTGGTTTGCCTTTAGTACCAAGCAAACATATTTCAGCATTACTTCTAGTCCAAGACCCCATGCCCCAAAAGCTGTCAAATGAATCAACTGGAAAAAACGATGCTTGGTTTGTATCAGTTCTTTTATTAACTTTTACCCAAACAAAAGCACAAGTTTTAATATCAAAGCCCCAAGCTTTTATTACATCTAAACCTTGCTGCAATAATGGAAAAGTAGCCCACATAAACAGAACACAATTGTCAGCAGTCATATCTTTAACTGGCAAAGCACAAATATCATTATTTTCCATTACAGGATAATGTTGAACTTTAGCTCTTTGCGGTAACTTACCATTATAAGACCAAGCTGGGTCTGCATAAATAATATTATATAATTTTTTTTGTGCCATCTTTATTTACTATGCCTAATTTTCGTCTAATTTTTTTAAGTGAGGGGTAAACAGCTATGCTATCTGTGTCCCTGTACTCCAATAGTTCCTTACACAAGCAGTATTCAGTTAAAGCTTGTTCAAGTTTAATTAAATCCCACCTAGTGAACTCAATCTTTTGTATCTTTGCCTTTTCTTGCTCTTTGATTATCTTCATCTTTTGATTTTGTACTCATGTAACAAATCATGCAGTAAAACTCTTTTTTGTATTTTATTGTGGCTTCTGTAATTCTGCATTTAATACATTTTTCTTTACTCATTTATTAGTTCTGAAATAGGC